TTGATGTCCATTGGTATGTTTTGTCTACAAATTGAGCCTTCTTAATAGCCTCCTTTGTGGGTGGTTTGGGTCTGTTGATGAACTCATACCAAGGATGAACGTATTCATTCTTAAGTGTGTTCACGCATTTCTCGTTACAATGTTGGTCATCGATATGACAATCAGTAATACATTCAAAGTATTCATCTTGTCTAGTTGTTTCTGATTCATGTACTACTTCATGTTTAGAAATCTGTGGTTGGGTTAAACTCTGTTTCCGTAGCTTCATGTTCTGTGAATCTGCATGTTTTTAAATCATAGCTTAATTTACAGGCGACGCCAACTTCGCCAGAATATCTATTCTTAAGAATTCTAACAGTCGTAAGCTTTCGTTTAACATCGGCCTGCTGATCGACCTCGAGCGCAATAACTTGGTCGCTAATTTGAGCAATTGAATGAGATCCTCTGAGTGAAGAGAGACTAACTCGTCCTCCTTCTTCGTGGGCGTTCTTGTCATTACTTGCTCTCCTTAAATGCGATACTAAAAATAGTGTTATGCCTGTTCTCTCTACTAATGATCTTAAACGAGTCATAGTCTGATCGATCATGCGTCGTTCATCCCCCTCTAATCCACTCAGTAATATGCTGATGTGATCGAGGAATATAACACGACACTCCAATCCACTGGCCATGTATTCGATACGTTGATAAATTGTGTCTGGATCAAAACTTCCAAACCCATCAAAAAGGTAAAGATCATAATTGGCAAGAGATACCAGAAAGTGCTGATCGATTTCTTCTTTGTCATGTTCTCCTATATGCAATGGTTCTCCCACTGCACAAGACATTATTCCGAGGGCTGTGTTTCTATTACCTGCTTCAAGCTCCAGGATCCCAACCCGTTCCCCATCTTGGAGGAGGTTAGTTGCAAGGTTACGGCAGAATGAGGTCTTTCCGCTACCAGTGCCTGAAGTAATGGTAATAAGTTCCCCGTACCTGATCCCGTGTAGCTTCTCGTTAAGTCCTTTGAAAGGGTACTCATGTTTGCATTTTAAATTAGGTGTGGTTACTAATTCTCTTAGGGATTTGCCTTCAACAATACCATCAGGACGGTACGTTTTTGCGTCGTAGATAGCTCTTCGAATCGCTTCCATGTCTCCGTGTTGAAGAGCATCGGAAGCGTCCTTGTACTTTTCCAGTCTCGCAATCTTCGCCTTGCCAGGAGGTAGTATAGCAGCGCAGTCTTGCGCAGCCTGAATTCCTGCATCGTCATTATCGAAGAATAATACGATCTCCTCATAACCTTGGAGAAGGGGTAGTACTTTCTGTAGATCCTTCTTAGCTCCCGCGGCTCCATGTGGAATAGAGACGTGAGGCCATGTAGGTTGCGCAGCATACCCTGATGCGGCGTCGAGTTCTCCTTCATAGATTGTTAAGCGTTTCCCTGTATCAGGAATTAAGTTTTGGCCAAAAAGCTGGTGATCAGGGTTATCCCCTTCCATCCAGAACTTCTTGTCCTTGGTTTTCACCTTAGCTGCACACACATTACCTGCCTTATCGAAGTAATGCATACGTAGTGTATCTCCATCCTTATGGATGCGATACTTACGGCATATCTCTTCAGTGAGTCCTCGTTTCCTTAATGAAACAGGTGTTCCTAATAGCATTGTATATGTTGCGGTTGATGATAGTGGAATTTCATCTGTACCAGCTGTACGAGTATGGCATACAAAGCAATATGTATGACCATCTGAATATAAGCTGTTAGCGTCAGATGATCCACAGTTAGGGCAAGGAATATGTCGTTCAAATTCCGAGCCATTCTCTGGGGATTGCATGGTATGCACACCAAGGGAAGCCATTCTTACTGGCCCACTTGGCATAAGTGGTCTTCGAGTGTTTTGATATCTTATTATGAGGTGCTTGAAAGACGAAGCGAATGTCTAGATCGGGGTTCATTTGTTTCACAGCCAGCATCTTACGACGGTCGGCTGGTTTGAAATAACCCTTAGTCTCAAGATATATAGCCCCAACTTTGAAGTCAGGTGTGTACTTATGCTCTATAACGTATGAAAAAGATTCATTTTCATATGCATAATCGATCTTTAACTCATCTAGTAATTCAGCAACCTGTCTTTCAAGGCCGCTTCTCATCAGAAATCCTCATCCGGTTCAATTGAACAGGGTGTTGCATCTACTCTAGGTGCAGGGTCATTAGCCTTGAATCCTTTGGATGTACCAAAGAGACCAACAGCATCCTCTACACTTAAGTTACCTTCATCCGAGACTCCAGCTCCGTTTTGTATGCTAACAATCTGTACTGATTTTAGCTTGACGGATGTGCCTATGTCACCGGCAGGTAGTAGATAAGGTTTCTGAATAAAAGCTAGCTTAACCTTACTACCACTGTAAACAGGGGTATTTGTATCTGTGATAAGTGTACCTTCAGTATCTACGATAGTTGGGGTTATCTTATCGCCTTGTTTCCAGCTGAATTTAATCTGATATGTATCAGACCCTTCAACTTCTTCCCATGGAGGGTGCTTAACAGTCACTCTCTTAGGGTTCTTTGCTTTACCTCGTGCCCATTCAAGACAACTCTCTCGCTCATCTTCTAGTACATCGACTAGATCCTTATGGATAAGTGCAGACAACTTGTGTCCATACTCACCAGGTTTCATGATGGCTTGAAAGCCTTCTAGTACAACAGGCTCTTTGGTAATATGGATAGTGCTCATTAACAAAAAAAGTAAGTGGATTTCTCGACGATCTTAGGGTCTAATGTCCCTACGATTGGCGGCGGTTCGGTTGCTTGGATAGTTTCTCCAAATCGTGTAAGCCAACAGTCTTGCGTGAAGATCCGTGTGTAGGTTTCTCGCACAAGTCTATTGAGTGTTCCCATGTCTCCTGCTCTAGCCAGGACTGAATCATGGATGACGGTGAAGGGTTTTCCATTGAATTGTTGAAAAGAACAGTGCAGTATAGACGCATCCAATGAATGGATTAGATTAGGTGCAGTGCTAGATTTGTGACGTGTAGGACACGGCTCACCTTTACCTACAGTCAATGAGACTGTGGTTCTACCTAGTAACTGTAACTCTAACCTTTCTGTCTCTCTCTTATTCCTTTGTTGATTAACTACAAACCCAGAGGGTGTAGTCCATTCAACCTCAGTAGCTCCATTACGGATATACTGACCGACGTGTGTTTTGATCCAACGCATTACCTGCATTGGGCCAGGTACTATAGCATCCATACTTTTATATACAGCTTCTACTACAAGTGATACCTGATCAGATGTAGGATCATGACCTTGTTCTCGCAACGCTTGTCGAATGTATATCCGTGAGGATGATTTCGTAGCATTGTAAGGTATTGTCATAACTGTACGTTTAGTGGTTTTCCGAGTAAGCCAGTGATGTAGTTCCGAAGGGACATACTTCTTTGCTTCCTCAGCTACAGCTTGATAAGCATCGCTAGGTTTAGGCCCAGGGCAGACATTAACTAATTCAGCAGTACTCTGATCCTTAGCCAATCCGGCTAATATCTGGAGACCACTACATGTAGCGTCTACTGCAACCATTAATCCTGTGGTTTGCTTATCCTTTCTAAGACAACAATGGTAGTACTCATGACATGCTGCCATGAACTGCCAAGGTTCCTCTGCATTCTCCCATTGTGGGAGATTAGCTATAGGATCAATAGCTATCTGGGATATAAGAGACCTATGTCTCCCTACCCATTCTAACCTTTCTCCCATGGTTGACTTGTCTAATCCATATGTTGTAGCAACTTGAAATGCAAGCCACTGATATGCATCATCATTCAACTCTGACTCATTAGCAAATCTTATACAAGCTTTGCCAAAGTCTGTGTCTTGAGGTGTTAAGAAAGCAGGGATAGGGTAAGCTCTACCTCTATAGTCAAAAGACCATGGAAGATAAAACTCATCATCCTTAAACTTCTCAGCTGCCTCTAGTTGTGTTCTAGTTCTTACTGATCTCTTAAAATTAAGTCTATCAGTATTGTAAGCCTCAGCAGTAGCACGTTTCCATGCTTGCTTAGCCTCTTTATTATCCTCTATATCTGGAGGTTTAGGAGGTTTAAAAGCTTCTGTTATAGGTATGAACTTTCCGACACTAATACCACGTTCTTTAAAGTGGTGTGCCACCTCTAAAACATGAGTATTCACACGGTATTTCACCTGTTGCAGCTTGTTTAAAAAAGCTATAGGAATGTTCCCGTGTTTTAATGTGGGAATGCCACGCCTGGTTAGCTCATGACCTCGCATGAGTTCGTTGGTGATATACCCTCCATGATTCTCATTAGTCCAGTCATTAGGAGGAATGCGCATAGGCCATGGTATACCACTGAACAGCTCAGCTTGTTTGACTAGCTGTTCACGGATGGTATTAAACTCTGGAGTAGGTACAACTTTAGAGACTTTACGTCTCTTACTTTTCTGATCTATCTCCTTAGTAAACCACCCCGTCGCGATGATGGTGGAGTTTAAGCACCACGAACCTAAAGAAGTACGTGTCTTAATGTTCCACGACGGCCAGACAATATCCTTCCTGCCAAATATAACACTAGCAATAGCAACTTTCTGTTGCGTACCACATGACTCATGAAAGTATTTATCTTCTATATACTTCATTAGTTGAGGATGATGAGTTCTATACCATCTGAACTTACATTCAGATTCAATAGCTGATCCAATAGATACTAACACATTAGGTAGCATATCTGAATCTCTCTTCATACTAAACACAGTATCAAAGATAACCTTCAATGCAATCGTGGCAATTGCTAATGGCTCAAGATCAATAAGATACTGAGCAACAGGTTGATAATGCTGCCCAGCAGCGCCTCTCTTTAGTTTAGAGAATGAATCCTCAATCTCTTTAATAACTAATGGAAGCGCAGCCGAGATACTTGCCGTTCCGTATACACTCGCGGAAGCGTAACTCTTCTCCTCTAACATCTGTATGGAATCCATCAGACGTTGGCGGCCACAAGAAATCGCTTCCTTCTCTAACTTGAATTGATTCGAGATCTGTTTCGGTGTCGCCATAGGCTAAAAACATAGAGTATTCTTCAGCAGTTAAATGGTCATACATCGTATGCTTTACATTGTTGCTCGTTAGGAAAGTCTTTACAGTATGAATCCATACCATCAAAGCATTTCCAATGTGGGATGTGATAAACAATTTCTTGTTCATATACATTCTTATCTAAAATTAAATGCCCATCAAGGCATAACTCTAGTAAGAATTTCTGTGCGCTAAACATTTTGTGATGCTCAGGTGGAGTATACACCTCACCTGTGTCATCATCAACAACGTACCCTAGTTGTTCTAGGGCATCGCACAAATCAAATGGATTGATTCTCATGGTAAATCAGCAGGTGCATGAATAGCATTGTCAGTTAAAATAACCACGTCATCATGGTCTTCTACCCAAAGCTTAGCTAAGTATTTCTTAGCAGCTTTAGCATTGCGGTAAGATCTTTCAGTAAGTTTACCAGTCTTAGGGTCTTGGCTCCTGATGATACATGCGTAGGCTGGAGGTAGATCCCAGGATATTGCAGCACCGAGTCCATCTTCGATGGAGAACGGTGTGATCTCATCAGTAGCGTCCCATCTTGATACCTCGTCGATACGATTATCAAAGGAATCTCTTCTAGCCATAGTTACATTAATCGATAGGATTTAGTGCTAGGGTTGTTTTCTTGCTGTTTAATCACTGCGCTACCACATGCACCAAAGGCGAATGTTATAAGCAGCGCTACGATTGGCGTGATGATTGAATTAGGTATCCGCTGTGATTGCTTCATACCCAGCCTCAAATCGTTTCAGTAAATCGTATTGTGGTTGAACATTTGTTTCGATGGCAGGATCATAGTCATGCCACCAGTCGTTCTTCATAGCGTCAGTTACAACTTGTATCTCACGCTCTGTTAGGTTGAATTGCTTACGTTTCATAGTAAGTAAGTGGATAATAGGGCCGAAGCCCACGGTCTATACGGGAGTTGAACCCGTGCTACTAGCGTGACAAGCTAGCGTCCTACCATTAAACGAATAGACCTTGCGCCCTTGAGCTTTCGCTTCAGGGCTTTAAG